TCAAGAGAAGGCCGTTAGACAGGCTTACAAGTCAAAAACTGAGTTCTCATATGAGAAGATGAAAGAATTGATTGATGAACGTCTAACCGCTCTAATACCTGAATTCCCTAAGGAGGTTAAGTTACAGCTACCTCAATTAAAGAAATTAGAATTACCTAAATTGAAAAAGATCTAAATGGATAAATTAACAATTTGTGATAGATGCGGCTCTGATGCCTGTTATGTACAGGAGGTAACTTCTGAAATTACAAATCATTTCTGTTACGGGTGCGGCTTCCAAAGCAACACCCTAATGACGGAAGGGTCTGAGTTTATGAACCAGCAGATGGAAACCTTACCTGAACTTTATAAAGATCTTCTTTTTAAAGATAAGACTGGTAAGATATGGATGCCTGGCTGGGTCAACGACTCAGAAAGAGGAATGATCTTTGCTTACGGACCAAGTGGAAAAGACTGGAGATGGGCTGCTGTTAAAGCAATCAAGAGAACTAAGGAAGATAAAAAGAAGAATCCTAATCTTAAGACTGAGTATAAAATGGATATGGTCAACCAAGTCTATTTTGCAGAAAAAGATTTTATGGAAGCCTTGGATTATTTAAATTTACTAGACAGTTAAAGTCATAATTTAGAATACCAAGCTATTTATAAGTAACAAGTAGCTCTTAATTAGCTTGGTATGTACATTTACAAAGTAACAAATTTAACAACAGGACAGTATTACATCGGCAAGCAGACTGGTAATAGTAAATCTTACCTTGGATCAGGTACGTATATTAAAGCAGCAGTCAGGAAACATGGTAGAGATAACTTTACTAAAGAAATACTTCAAGAATGTGTAAGTAGGGTAGAGCTTGAAGAAGCAGAAAAACATTGGATACAGCAGTACGGTGCAGTAAAAGATCCGAGTAGTTATAATATTGCAGAGGGAGGTACAGGTGGTTGGAATTTAACAACAACACATATTAAACAAAGAACTGACAATACATACGGTGTAAAATTAGAACCACCTACAGGTGCTATGCTGCAGGGAAAAAACCACGGTAATAGTAAACTTTGCATTATTTTTTTAGAAGGAATCTCTGAACCTGTATTCTTACCGATGCAACAAGCTGCAAGTAAGGTGGGTATTTGTTATTGGACTTTATGGCATTATATGAAGACTGGATCTTTTACAAATCCTAAATACATAGTAGACCTACTATATGAAGAATACTACCTTATTGAAGGATGCAAATACATATCCACAGCTGCTATTATAGCTAAATTTAATATAAGCAAAGGAACACTACATCACCGATGCATACACTCAGACAGGTACGATTGGTGGAAGGTACGAAAAATAAAAGAAAAATATTTAGATTATATTGGCTTTCTAACAGCTTAGTTCGTATCTTTATCTTATGAAATTGTCATATGCTGTTACTGTCTGTAATGAAGAAACAGAACTTCAAAACCTACTCTACCATCTTCTTAAATTTAAAAAGCCTCAAGATGAAATAGTAATCTTATTCGATTCTAAGAATGGAACCAAGGGAGTAGAAGACTATTTAAGATCACATTCAGTAACGGCGGATGCTGGCTTTACCTGGCACTCAGGTGCATTTGATGGTCATTTTGCTGACTGGAAGAATAAACTTAATACCTTATGTACGGGTGATTTTATATTCCAGATTGATGCTGATGAGTATGTAACAGGTGAATGCATTGAATTATTACACGAAATATTAGAAGCTAACCCCGAAGTTGATCTGTATTATGTTCCTAGAATTAATACTGTAAGTGGTATCACCCAGGAGCATATACAGAGATGGGGCTGGAGGGTTGACAATAACAGAGTAAACTGGCCTGATTATCAGACCAGACTTTATAGAAACTCTTCAGATATTAAATGGAGGAATAAAGTCCATGAAGTAATTGAAGGTTATAAACAATTTACAGTATTACCTGCAGTGGATGAATTAGCTTTGATTCACCACAAGACAATTGAAAGACAAGAAAAACAAAACAATTATTACAATACATTATCATTATAATAAAAAATGAAATTATTAATTATTAATATAGGATGGCTTGGAGATAGTATATTAGCTGGGTCTTTTGCTGAGAATTGTAAAAAGAATGGTTACTCTCAAGTAGACATGTTAATAGGTCTCCCGCAAACTTTAGCTCTACTACAAGCTAATCCTTTTATAGACAATGTTTACCTGTCTACAAAAGCAAGCCCTTACCCAGAACCACCACCTGAGGTTAACTTCCAGTCCTATGATCGAGTATACAACACTGATCATTTAAAATTCTCAGAACGACCAGTAGATACCTTTAACAAGTCGTTTAATTTAAAGTCCTTAAATTATACTTTTAAACTACACGTACCTGAATTAGACTTTGATTTTGATAGTTCTAAACCAAAACTTGCTTTTCAGGTTGATTGGAATCTAAGATCCTTCGGACCAAAAGAATCAAAAAGGGATGTTGAAAATATTATCAACACAATATCAGAAAAGTACGATGTCTACCTGATTGGTGATAATAGTCATTTTAATATTAATGAAAGTACAGCTGACAACTTTGCCGGTCAATGTTCATTAATTAAACAATGTGATTTGTTTTTTGGATACCCTGGAGGGATGCATTGGATGGCAGGTGGTGTTGGAACCCCGACAGTAACAACCTCGGAGTATATACTTAGACACTATGTAAATAACGGAGAGTACCTCCCTGCAGATTTTGAAAGCTTCAAAGAGCAGTTTATGGTTCATGCAAGTAAGCATTTTCAACACCCTCACATTCTCTTAGAACCAGCAATATCGGATGAAGAAATAATCAAACACTTATTAGAATATAACATATGATAGTTTATTACAGGGTTAGCAACAATAGCTACAATAAACCAAAACTTAGTAACGTAACAAAGGAAAGTTGCCTAGACAACGCATTAAAGCATTTTTTACCCTTTGTTGATAAGTTTAATATTATTGGAGATAATATAACAGAAGAACCTTTAAAACAATATTTAGAGGCATTAGAAGCTGAACATTCAAAGATTAGTTTAGAGTTTACAAAGTTAGGAAATGCTCCTTCTTTCAGACATACTTACAATCTTGCTTTATATCATTCAGCAGATACCCCCATCTACTTTTTAGAAGATGATTACATTCATAAAGAAAACTCTTACAGTATGCTACTGGAGGGATTAGAATTAGGAGACTATACAACTCTTTATGATCATCCGGATATGTACCACAATACTGTAGACGGAGGAGATAATCCTTTCATAACAGAAGGAGGAGAACCAACAAAGGTACTCAAGAGTAAGAGTTGTCACTGGAAAATTTCAATGTCGACTACTATGACTTTTGCAGCTAAAGTAGCAACTCTAATAGAGGATATTGAAATCTGGGCAAAGCATACAGGAGGGCAGCACCCGCATGACTTTTATGCCTTTCTAGAATTAAAAGAGAGGGGACGTAAATTAACTTTACCATTACCTGCATACTCAACACATACATGTATTGGTTACCTAGCACCATTCCACGATTGGAACCACGAATTAACATTATGAGCAATAAGACATTATTCTTTTTAGGCTACAACGCCGCTGGGTATCTTTCACAGTGGTTTAATAAAGATGAATTTCAAGGAGTTGATTTTCATTTTATTGACAACGGAAACCAGACACTACCTCCTTCTATTCAGGAGATGCATTACTACACAACATCAGAAAATCTAGGGTGTGGTGGTGGATGGAATTTAATTTGTGATATCGCTTTCAACCATTTAGGACTTGAGAAAGTTTTAATAGGAGAAGAAGATGCACAGTTTAATCAAGAGATGCTAGATGCATTGTGGGAGTATGCTGAACCGGATCGATTAATGACTACCTACGGGAATGGTTTTGGTTTTGCATTATTCTGTATTCATAAAGACCTTTTTGAGAAAGTAGGTAGGTTTGATGAGAACTTCTTATATGCTGCCTGTGAGGATGCCGATTATAAAGTAAGGTGTATTAATGCCGGAGTGGCTGTTCATTGTATGGAAGCAGATCCTTCCTTAAATGGAAGCAGTACTAGCTTTGATCCTACTTCACCAAGACCGGCTGTTGAACAGCATAATAAAGATTACTTTAAATTGAAATGGGGTTATGACTTTATTGGAGAATGGGAACCTGTTTACTACAAACAGCCATTCAATAACCAGCCTCCTTTCATATTTGATCCATTATTTTTAGAGAAATACGGTGAAAGAGTTGCATTTCCGAGTGAAAGTGAATATATTAAACTTAAAGACTATAAATAATGATACAGTTACACAATATACAAAACCTTGTAGGCAACCATGTTGCTCCTTACATCTACAACGCCAATCATTTTGAGCCTGGTAAGACACCTATCTACTATTCAGGCCCTTACTGGGATAATAGAGAGATTGAAGCAGCTATCGATACATTCCTAAACGGTAAATGGATCACTTCGGGTGAGAAAGTATTCTTATTTGAGAAATACTTTAGTAATAAATTTAACTGCAAGCATTCCTTCATGGTTAATTCAGGCTCATCAGCTAACTTAGTATTGATGACTGCGTTAAAGAAACGATTTAACTGGCAGGATGATGATGAAATTATTGTATCGCCGGTAGGTTTTGCAACCACTGTTTCTGTTATTCATCAGAATAGATTAAAACCAGTGTTTATCGATATTGAATGGGATACTCTAAACTTTGATTTAGATCTACTTGAAGATAAGATTACCTCTCGTACTAGAGCAATATTTGTTTCCCCTGTGTTAGGAAATCCTCCCGATATGGATAGGTTGGTTGCCATCTGTGAAAAGCATGGATTAAAATTGATCGGAGACAATTGCGATAGTTTAGGATCTAAATGGGACGGTAAATATTTGAACGAATACTATGTTGCATTCTCAAATTCATTCTACCCAGCACATCATATCTCAACCGGAGAAGGTGGAATGGTTTGTACTAATGATGAAGAGCTTAAAAAGATTATGGTTAGTATTGCATGGTGGGGTAGAGATTGTTATTGTGTAGGGTCAACTAATCTATTAGCTTGCGGTACTTGCGGTAAACGATTTGATAATTGGTTAGAGAACTACGATGGTATAATTGACCACAAGTACGTATTTTCTAACATGGGGTATAATTTAAAACCATTAGACTTGCAAGGTGCAATCGGATCAGTACAGTTAGATAAGTTCGATGAGATTGAAGAGAATAGAAATAGATCTAAAGGAACAATCGAACACATCTTTACTTCTAATATTGCTAATATTAGAACACCTAGCGTTGCATCTGATAAATCAGAACCTTGCTGGTTTGGCACTCCTTTTATCTGCGAAGAACCAGGGTTAAAACATAAACTAGTTCAATACTTAGAAGATAATAAAATACAGACACGTAATTATTTTGCAGGTAATATATTAATGCATCCGGGTTATAGCTTCTTGGATGATTATAAAAAGTATCCTGAGTCAAATAAAGTACTTGATAAAGTATTTTTTATTGGAGCAGCACCACACTACACAGAACCAGTATTCGAATATATTCAAGACATAATTAAAAAATTCTAATGGTAGTCTTAGTTTTGGGCGATGGAATATTAGCAACAGAACTAGTCAAGCAAACGGGTTGGAGATTTATATCTAGAAAGAAAAACAAAATAGATATAACCCAACCCGGAAGCTACTCCGGTCTGATAAAAGGTTATGATGTGATTGTTAACTGTATTGCATGCACTGATACTTATTCAACAGACAAGCAAAAACATTGGAGTGTTAACTATGAAGGAGTAGCTGATTTAGTTACCCTCTGTAACCTCTACGGGAGCAAACTAATTCAAATCTCAACCGATCACATATATGCTAATTCAGAATCAGAAGCAACTGAGGAATCAATTCCACAACCTATACCAACCTGGTACGGGTATACAAAGATGCTAGGAGATGCACATGTTCAGATGGCAGCTGATAATTACCTTATCTGCCGAGAATCACATAAGCCATATCCTTTCTTGTACAAACAAGCTTGGTCTAATCAACATACAAATGGGGATTATGTTCCGGTAATAGCTGATTTAATAATCCGGCTAATCAATAAAGACGCTAAGGGTGTCTACAATGTTGGTACAGAAATTAAGACTTGGTTCAACCACACTAAGAAAGAGTTTAAGACTATGCCATCCTCTAAGCCAGACCAAGCACCTGCAGACATAACAATGAACTTAACTAAATTAAAAAATGCTCTTAAAGGAACTGATAAATAAAAGCTGGTATGGCACCATTGGTTATATCGCTAAGGAAGAAGACTTAGAGGTCTTAGAGCAGTACATTCTCTTCAACCTACCTGTACTAAAAGAATTTCAAGGCATTGTTATAGCTACTAACTATAAAGGAGATCATCATAAACAAAACACAGCTTTATGGAGGAAGTATTTTCCAAAC